TGGAAATGCAAGCGCGGACTGATTTCTACTACGCAAACAACGTTCCACAATCTCTATGACGAGATCTTCGAAGCAAATCGCTGGGAGATCCACAAGATTAAGGAAGGAGATTCACAATATTTCCAACCTGATGGAACACCTATACCATACGGTCATACAAACCTACACGTTCGCTCACACCTAGTTGAAGCAGACGAAGAAGATAAGCTCAGAGCTGTTTTCGGAGTCCCAAAACTTCTACTCATGGCAGAGAATATGTTCATCTGGAATTTACAGAAAGAATATTTGAACGAGAGGACAGATCACCCATTACTTTGGGGATTTGAAACAATCCGTGGTGGATGGAAGAAGTTGCTACCAACGCTAAAACCATCAAAAAACAACTCATTTCTTGCAAGTGACTGGTCGAAGTTCGACAAGTTCGCTTTACATGAAGTGATTGACGATGTTCACGATATGTGGAGATCATGGTTCGATTTCGATCAAGGATACGAACCTACTCAGGGCTATTACGACCCGGACAGAAAGATCCGAGTTGGCTACCCCTCATCACAAACAAAAGAGCAGAGAATTCAGAACCTATGGGACTGGATGACTTACTCAATCAAGCACACCCCTATTAGAGGACCGTCAGGACAAGAATACGTCTGGCAGTTCAATGGGATAGCTTCAGGATACCAACAGACACAACTTATGGACTCATTTTACAATATGATTATGCTCCTTACTTGTTTATCAGCCTGTGGAATCAACATTGAATCAGAATCTTTTGTTATTAAAGTTCAGGGCGACGACAGTGTCGTTGCATTCCCTGAGCAATACCAGTTCGATCTCTTGAAGAGATTAACTGCCGAAGCTAAAACACGCTTCAACGCTATACTTTCCGAGAAGAAGACAATATATTCTTCAGACTATGATGACCTCAAGGTGTTATCTTACAGTCACACAGCCGGAATGTCAAGACGTGACCCCGCAGAACTACTCGCACACTTAGTTCATCCAGAGCACCCTCGCGATGCAGGCAAGACCGCCGCCGCAGCTATTGGAGTTGCTACAGCAGCAATGGGATCAAATCGTTTTGTTTACAATGCGTGTAAAAACCTTTTCGACTTTATCACTAAGGAATGGAACCAGAAACCAGACTTTAGTTTGTTAAAGAAGGATTATGTCAGCATGAACATACCTGTTGACTTACTCCCGACAACGTTTCCCTCATTTGAGGAAACCTTTTTAGCTAACTTCTCTTTGAAGAAGAGGACAAGAGCTGAAATGAACAGACTTTGGCCAACTGAACCCGTTGGTAAATACGGCTTCAGGTTTTTAAACCCTTAGTTTCACCCTAGTTGGTGACGTTTAATTTATTTAAAAGATTTTTTT